TGTGGGAGCCATTGGCGGGTGATGCCGCCCCATTCGGTGCGGTTGGGTTTGCTGGGCAGGTGGTCGACGTATTGGCCGTTGCGTAGCCATCGGCTCATTTTGGGCGCGTATCGGGGTTGGTCCACGGTTTTGGCGTAGCTGATGACGGCGCCGATGAGGTCTTTGGGCTGGCATGGCGGCAGGCCGTCCAGGCCTTGGGTGGCGGCGTGGAACGCGGTTTCGGCTTCCTTGCGGCTGCCGGTGTGGCTTGGGTAGGCGTTCCACGCCGTGGTGAACGGGTCGGCGAGCATCCGGTCTTCGAGCTGGGCCAGGGGCACCCGGTTCGGTTCTGCTTCGGTTTTCGGCGCGGAGGGGTTAGGGGAGGAAATAGGTATGGTTTGGTTAGGTATGGTAGTGCTTGCGTTTTGCTTCCCTGATGTTGAAGCAGTCTGCTTCGCGTCTGCTTCGTTCTGCTTCACGTTGGTTGAAGCAGTCTGCTTCGTTTCATCGGAAGCGTTCTGCTTCGCCTTTGCTTCGGCTTTCGCTTGTCTTGCAAGGCCTGATGCTTTTCCTCCCGCATGTCCGGCGTTGACTTTCTTGTTGTGAAGTTCGGCCGCTTCCTCCGGGGTCAATGGCTTTTTCTGGTTCTTGAAGCTTCCGAACACGGCCAATCCGCGACGGGTCACGACCGTGTATACGCCCTCGGACACTTCTTCGAAGAGCCCGTTTGCCACGAGTTCGCGCACGAGACGCAACGTTCCGCCCACGTTCTTGACCCTTTTCAGGTCGAAAGTGCCGTCGAACTCATCGGGTCTTGTGTACATCTGGTGGTCGCACCACGTCACCATCGTCACGTACAGGCCGCGCGCGGCCATGCCGCTGTCCTGCACGTTCGGGTCGAACGCGAAGGTGCTGTCGACACTCACCGACATGACACACCTCCCAACCGTGCGATAATCGACGCATGAGCAACGAGGAAAAAACCCGGTACAGCATGTGCGTCTCGATTGATTTCGAACAGCTCACCTATGGCGAGCTGCGTCGTTTCGTGGAATTTACCGCAGATCGCGCGGATGACGAGTTCGTCCCTCTTGACGAGCGCAGCGGAGAGGCCACGGGCTTCATGGATTACATCGACGCCGAACGCATCAATCCCGCCCGTTCGGGCGAATCCGAGGAATAGCAAACGCCTTCCCCTTCCAAGAGCCACGCCGCAAGGCGTGGCTCTTTTGCTTGGCATGGGATTCCACGTCATAATCACTCCGCCTCTTCGTCCTCGGCGGGCAGATATTCGCCTTCGAGCGCCTTGGTCTCCTCATCTGAGATGGGGTATCCGAGGTCTTCGAGCGCCCGATAGTAGGCCTGGGCGATGGTGATGTCGTCCTTGTCTGCCCACGTGCTGTGGTCGATGATGGCTTCCATTTGGGCGCACAGGATGAGCAGGAGCTCACGGTTCGCGGCCCCCTCCACGTTCTGACGGCGATGCAGTTCCGTGAGGTTCTGCTCGCAGTAGAGGTCCACGTCGCCGTCCTCGATGACCGGCAACGGCGAGGCGGTCAGCGCGTTGTAGGCGTCGAGCACCCTCTCGTCGTTGTCCCACCTGCGGCTGGCGATGAGGCCAGAATAGCCGTCGGTGCCGGTCAGGACGAGCAGGCTCAAACGGGTGTTGGCTTTGCGCAGTTGTCCGCCGTTGAACCGGGTGGCGTGCTCCCTGATCCAGACGAGACGCAATTGCGCGGCATCATGCTCGAAGCGTTTCCGCCGGTCCAACCGTTCCTCGGCCAAGGCGTTCTCGCGTTCACGGGCCGCGTCCCTGGCATCGCGTTCGGCGATCTGCGCGGCGCTCATGCGAGGGAACGCATACACCGTGGTGTCGGCGACGCGCACCACGGGCCCGTCCGTCGGATGCTTCACCCGCCACTGCTTCCACCAGTCGGCCAGATCCTCGGGCCAGCCATGGAACGTATCGCAGAACCCGCATCCATCCGGTATCGACCACACGGAACCGGATTCAGGCTCTTCCACCGGCACTTGCAGCTCGAGGAACACGGCACGCACTGCCACACGCCACGCCTCGTCCTTCAACCGTTGACGCAGCTGATTGGCCTTCCACGCCCAATTGTTCGACCCGGCCTGCGAAGCCAGCTCCCTCATCATGTCGGGATGCTCCTCGAACTCCGCCAACTCATCCAACTGGGCCAGAGACAACTGCGCGAACGCCTTCGACCCGGAACGCACATCAGCCGGAATCCGAGCGATCCGCAACCGGCCACGCACGAACGACTCGCTACGACCCGTCTTCGACGCCAACTCACCCACGTTCACGCCCAGGTCAAGCAGACCCTGATACCCGTCAGCCTCCTCCAACGGCGTCAAATCGGAACGCTGGCAATTCTCCACCAGCATCAGCTCGCGTTCGGTCTTCGCATCCAACTCACGCACCACACACGGCACAGACTCCAAACCAGCCAACTTGCACGCCGCCAAACGACGATGACCAATCACCACACGAAACAGGCGCTCGCCGTGCTCCTCATGGTCGGGGGTTACCACAAGCGCCTGCTGCAGGCCCTGCTCCTTGATGCTGTCGGCGAGTTCGGTGACATCGCCCACGTCTTTGCGGGGGTTGTTCGGGTTCGGGATGAGGCTCTTTACGTTGATATCGATGATGTTGATAGCCACTGAATCGGGTCACTGCTCCTTGATCGATAGATTCTGGTGTACGGGCAGGTGCGGCATGCGCTTCCTGCGCCGGCGTTGGCGCTCATGCTCCAATTGCTGGCGTCCGTGCTTGCGTTTGCTCATGATTCAGTCCTCCTTGATTTCACCGGTATCCGGATCCACATCCCCACCCGAAGTGGGCAAATCACGCCACGGATCCAACAAACTGCGCTCGATATCCGCCTTCACCACGCGCTCGCGGGCCTCGACCGGATAGTTAATGAGGTCGTTGACCGCGTTGGCGGCGTCGAAGATGTGCTGCGAGAGATCGCAGGCGTCGTACAAGGCGTCGGTGATGGGGTCGATGTTCTTGTATTTTTCGATGTATTCATCCTTGGTGGCCAGGTCGAGCATCTTGCTGGCCGCGATGCGGAACGCGGCCGCGGCGTCCTTCATGCGTGATGCCTTGGCTGTCAGGGCGAGCAGCATGAGCGGCGTGATCTCGTCGGGTATCAGCGCGTCCTGCACGCCATCGGTCTTTTTCTTTCGTGACATTGAATCTCCTTAGAATTCGGGGTCTTGGCTGTCTGATGAAAAATCGTTGGAAGCGCCGAACGTGGCGCCAGGAGAGGCGGGTGCCGGCTGAGCCCACGGGTCACCTTCCGGCATGCCGGGGTTCTGGGCCGGGGAACCGTTCTGCCAGCCTTGTTGCTGGTTGGCGGGTTTGGCCGGATCCCCATAGGTCGAGCCACCGGAATAGCCGCGACCGGATTGGACACGGTTGACAGCGGCGGTCGCATACCTCAATGAGGGGCCTATCTCGTCGACGGTCATGTCGATGACCGTGCGCTGGGAGCCGTCCTGCGCCTGGTACGAGTGCTGTCTCAGTCGGCCCTGGGCGATCACTCGCATGCCCTTCTTCAGGGACTGGACGCAATGGCCGGCCATGTCGCCCCACGCGGAGCAGCGCATGAATAATGCCTGCCCGTCCTCGAACTGGTTGGTCTGCCGGTTCCAGTTGCGCGGGGTCGAAGCGATCGTGAAGCTCGCCACGGTCGCGCCGCCGCCCGTGGTGCGCAGCTCCGGGTCGGCGGTCAGGTTGCCGATGATCGTGAGCATGGTCTCGCCGGCCATCACGCCTCACCGTCCAACGCGCGCAGCAACTCCACCGCCGCGCCTCGCACCTCGTCCGCCAAATCGAACAGCTCCCAGTCGGCGTCGTCCATCACGCCGTCCGCGAGCATGGAAGCGGCGCCGTACGCCTCATGCGCGAGTTCACGTCGCGCATCGGCCAGCTCGGCCTCCACATCGGACGTCTTGGATTGTGCGGGCGGTGCCGGCGGCTGGGCGAAGGCGCGCACCAATATCACGTCGTTGGCCTTCAGCGCTTCGGCGAGCATCGCCTCCAACACTGGCAATGAGGGCTTGTTCGGCCCCGCGTCCAACGCCAGCAGCAGGCTCTCCGCCACATCCGCCGCATTGGATCGCTCCGGTTTTTCCTTGGTCTCACTCAATTCGGTTTTCCTCCTCTGTAATCGGCTTTGGACGCGTATTCCACCAGCGCGCTCACTTTCCTGTTTTGACGGTCCACGTCCACCTGCTCCGCGTAGGGCAGCAGGTAGATGTACGGGTTGGCCGTCTGGCTGTTGCGGTCGCATATCCTGTCCCAGAACTCCTCGATCAGGTCGGCCGGAGGCCATGACATGCCCTCATCGGTGATGGGGCACCACATCTCTATGCGGCCACTGTCTGCTGCTGGAGCCCGTTCTGTTCTCCCCAGGCGATCACCTCCCTGACCGGGTAGGCGACGCGGCGGGTATCGCGTTTGCGGTGCTCGCGTTTGCCGCCGAGCTTGACGAATTTCGGGCCTTCGCCCCGGTATCTCCATACGCCGAGCGTGCCCACGGTGGGCGAACCCCCGAAATAGGCGCTCACCTTGTCTGCCTTCCAGTAGGCGACGCCGTCCTGGACGATGTCGGGCGGAATCATGGCGCTCATGGTGGTATCCTTTCTCCTGTAGCTGTTTTGCTTCGCCCACGTTGCCGCGTGGGCTTTTTCTTTCCCCGAAGGGCGTGGACCGTGCCGAATCGAACGGCTTCCCGCTGTTTGCCGCGCGTACATGACACCGCGATCTCCAGCGGGGGCGAACCTGCCGGCCCCGTGCGCCGCACCCGCTGGGGATGGGGTGCGACGCGAATGGTGTTAGCGACTGTCCTTGTCGATTGCCGGGGAAGGAAAGAATAGGAACCCCGGCAAGCCTTTATTCGACTCCCGCCTCGCTCAAAACGAGGCACAGGAGCCGCAATGGCACGAAACCGAATCCCATAAGGGAGGTGATGCCATTGCCGATGGGATGCGCGCAACCGGCGTGAGACATCACCCAGCCGATGCAGCAGGCGAACACCACGGCCCAGAGAATCAACCGGACCGTGAAGCCACGAGACAGTTCGTCGGGCTCGGGCCTCCTGTAGCCGCTCGCGTGCTGTCCGTAATCCTCGGCGTTCATCGTCCGGCCTCCGCATCGAGGATTCGACGGGCCAGGGCCACGAGCTCGCTGTGCGGGCCGCGCCACACCGCGTCCGTGATGCCCATGTCACCCAGACGCAATTCATCGATGCCATGGCTGAGAGCCTGATAGGAAAGGGGACGGTTCCCGTCCTCAGGGTTTGCGATGGTGAGTTTCTCGCTCATTGGTTTTTCCTTTTTTCGTGTTGGATCACCTCCCCCTAAGCTGGATATTGCGTACTACCAGCAATGAGAGGAGGTGAAAAAATGGACAACAGGACCAAGAACTATGTCGAGGTTGACGGCAATGTCCTTCCGGGGTCTCTTCGCGGTGTCATCGAACTGTTCGATGAAATCGTGGAGACGATAAAGGGATTGAAGCCCGGTGAGCGGAAAGTGGTGTACTTCGAGCTCGTTGAGAATAAATCGCTTGATCTGCCGGGAGGCACGATAGCCATCGCTCTGCACTCGGAATCATCCGTATCCGTCGTGGTCAATGATGATGGCTCCGATGAATACAAGAACTTCCAGAAACGCGTTTCTCAGAAGTAGGTTCGCGGACGTTCCGGGCAAACGAGGGTGTTCCATAATGTGCTTCGGCGTAACGGGACACCCTTCTGATTTCCCGGCGATTGTGGAGCTCCACAATCAGCAGGATGAACGAAACCACGAGATTGGTTGATGCGGCTGCGACACTGATGAACACAGTCATCACTTCACCTCGCTTTTGGCGAGCGCCGGAATGGTTGCGGTGCGGATGGGACGATGGGACGCATGATGCGGTAGATTCATCATGAATGCTCCTATGAGAAAGAAGTCGATGATGGTCACATGGTTGTGGAATCTGATACAGGGGGATTTCGCGCAGAACCCGACAGCCTGGATGGACTTGGCGATCACGGTTCTGGGAATCGTGCTCTCCCCGGTGGCGTGGTTCACGTCCAAATGTCTGGAGGGCAAAGCCGCGAAACGTGAGGCCAAGGATGCGCAGGAGAAGTTCGATGCCCAGCTTGAGGTGCTCAAAGGCCAATTGAAGGCCGCGAATGATTCGGTGGATGCGCTTCGCGCGCAGGTCAAGACGGTTGAGGATTCAGCCGATGCGTTGCGTGGACAGCTTGCCGCGCAGCGTACGCAGGCCCGGTTGGCCGAGGAGACCGCCAGTGTCCCGAAGTGGGACATATACCAAGTGCAGAACCTCAAGTATGCCGTCGCGAACGAGAACGCCTTTGATGCCCATGACGTTCGGGTGGTGCTTTCGAGCGGCAAGGAATACGAGCTGGGGAACATATCCAAGGGATCGTCCATCGGGTTCATGTTCATGGAGAAGGCGATTATGTGCGAGGACGGGTATGCCGACATCAGAATCACCTGGTCCCTTCCGGGTGAATCCGGGGAGCGTCATTCGGTGACGAAGCCGTCTCCTCAGTATCTGCACTGAACAAGGCGGCAAGCACATTATCGTCAATTCGCACGATTTTCCGATAGGAAATGATTTGCGGGCCGATTCCCGGGTATGTCTCGATACGCACCGGGTCGTCCGACATGTTCGCCAGAGTGTTTTCCGGTTCGTTGACGAGCGCGGCAAAACGGTGAATCTGATCGTTGTTCATTGAACGTAGTTCCACGACGGAGATGTCATTGCCCATCACTTCACCTCTCCTTCGGCGAGCGCTGGAACGTCTTTGGTGAATTGTGGCGGCAGGAGTTCCGACGGGGATTCTCCGATGGCTTCGGCGAGCGCAAGGATGTCATCAAGGTCGAAGCCTCGGTACCCCTTGAGCTTGCTGTTGAGACTGGAGTAGGGCATGCCAGACTTCTCCGACACGAATCGCTTCGTCATGCCTTTTTCGCGAATTTTTTCATCGACACGATTGCCGACCCATGCATTAATATTGCTCATGTGAGCAACGCTATAGCCAAGTTCGATTACTGTCAATGCCGGCGTGTCACAAATGTGCAATCATGTTGCAAATTATGAATTGCAATTGCCTTATATGAGATGTAAAGTACTCACATGAGCAAGATTCAAGATGAACGAAGCCATCGCTTTTCCCAGTTAATTGGGTTAGAGCTAAAGGCAAGCTTTGCGCGCCATGAGACATCCCAGGCCGATGTCGCTGAAAAATTAGGACATTCGAAGTCAGGGTACTCCCGTTGGCTGAACGCCAAGCCGTCAATGCCGATGGAAGCGCTCATCAACACCTGCGAACTGCTCGGCGTAGACCCGCGCGAAGTCTTCAACGCAGCCTACCGGCGACTTATCGAGGAAATGGGAGAATGCAAGACTGCGCTCGCTGGCGAGCGCCTTGTTGATGATGAGCAGGCGCGAATAGACGAAACACTCAAGAAACTCCATCGAGGAGACATGGACATCGTTGCCCTGGAAGACGAACACAAGTATGACGGTGATGGGGACGAACCAGCGTAATTCCCTCGAATTCGAGGGAATCGGAAAAAAAAGGGTCGATTTTGACCCTGTTTAAAGTCATCGAATTCGACACGTTTTAGAGAAAGAGGTTTTGAATCATGGATGATTCAAATAACCAGCAGGCCGAGATAGTCCTGTACCAGGCGGACGGGCGCAACGTGCCCGTGCAGGTGTCGTACTGGGGCGACACGTTCTGGATGCCACAGTCCGGCATGGCAGAATTGTTTGACACCAGCCAGCAGAACGTAAGTCTGCATCTGAAAAACATCTATGAAACGGGCGAGCTGCAGGAAGAATCAACTCACAAGGATTTCTTGTCAGTTCGACAAGAAGGCAGTCGCAACGTCAGACGCACCGTCGCCTTCTACAATCTCGATGCGATCATAGCGGTCGGCTACCGTGTCAACAGCAAGCAGGCCACCCAGTTCCGCATCTGGGCCACCGGCGTGCTCAGGGAATACGTCATCAAGGGGTTCGCCTTGAACGACGACATGCTCAAGAACGGGCGACCGTTCGGCCAGGACTACTTCCACGAACTGCTCCAACGTGTCCGCGACATCCGCGCCAGCGAGAAACGCTTCTACGTGCAGATCTGCGAGGTGTTCCAGGAAATCTGCACCGACTACGACAAGGACGCGCCCATCGTGCGCACCTTTTACAAGAACGTGCAGAACCGGTTCCACTACGCCGTCACCCAGCACACCGCACCCGAAATCATCCACGAACGCGCCGACGCCGGCAAGCCCCACATGGGACTCACCACATGGAAGGACGCGCCGGACGGGCGCATTCACTCGTCCGACGTGACCATCGCCAAGAACTATCTCAGCGAGGACGAGATCAACAAGCTCAACCGGCTGTCCAGCGGGTTCCTCGACATGATCGAAAGCCGCATCGAGAACATGCAGACCACCACCATGAGCGAATGCCTGCAACTCGTCAACACCTACATCCAACTGACCGGAGGCCCGCTCATGCCCGACATCGGCAAGGTCACCCGCAAACAGGCCGACGTGAAAGCCCGGGCCGAACTCGCACGATACAACCAGTCAAGCCCCGACCAATTGTCCGACTTCGAGAAGTTCGCCAGAGGATTGGACCAGAAATGACCGGCCTGCCGTTGTCGCCGCGCATGAGCTACGGGCAGATGCGCATGGCCCTGTACACTGTCGCACCCGACCTGCACGTGGCCAGCGCCCGCCTGCCCGGCAAGCTCGACGGCCTATACTGCCTCGCCACGAACACGGTGCTCATCGACCGGCGCATCACCTACACGCGCAAACGCTGCGCCCTCGTCCACGAGCTCGTCCACTGGCAACACGGAGACGACACCAGCAACGGTTGCCGCGGCGGCAAACTCGAGCAGCGCTGCCGACGTGAGACCGCCATGCTGCTTATCAACCCATCCGAATACGCATTGGCCGAGCGCATATACGGCGGTAACCCATATCAGATGGCCGCCGAACTCAACGTGACCGTACAAGTCATAGAAGATTACAAGAACTGGCTGCACGACAGTGTGGCCGCCTAGAAGAAAGAAGAGAACCGTGACCGAGCCAACCCCCATGCAGGCACAGCAGCCGCCGGCAACGCAGGATAGCCAGCCCGCAGCAGCACCATCCGCGCCAACGCCGGCACCGAAGAAGAAGCTCCCAACGGCGGCCG